CATCGCTGGGCCCCTCTCGATTCGCTCACCCCAACTTCTCCCACGCTCGAGAATATCCAGCCTTAAGCGCCCGGCGCAATTCTGCCGGCCTGGCGGGGCACTGGTCTTAGTGCCCCAGATGATCCGAAACCCACAAGTTCCGTTCGTGGCCTCACTCCAGCCCTCTTCCCGGAAGAAAGAGACCCTTCTCAGATCAGCCCACTTGGCCCTGTGCCATTGGGAGGCATTATGTCTTTATTCCAAACCTCCCGGGCGATGGTATGGCTCTTCAGGTTCCTTGCCTTTGGCGGGGGCACAACCATCCCCGTTACCACAAATCCCTTTCACAGGCCGAAGCCCCCCTGGCGTTATCCAGGGCCCATCGCGGTTACTCAGGCAGGGTCAGCAGGTGGTGGAACCAGGACCTCATGTTGCACGAAACTTGGGGCACCATGCCTTGCACAAATCAGGCGGCAACACCTTACCTGACTGTGCCAATACCGAGAGACTTCTTGGGGTCCGATGGAAAGGGACCTCTTGAAGCCTGCAACTTCTGCTCCATTGCGAGCTGATCACTGGGGGGTAGACTTGCCCAGAGTCCAAAGCTGGCCCTTCTCTCGTTTGTGATGTCCTTTGGGCCAGGCTCTCGAGCTGCCTCTTCGACCCTCCTCCACCAGTCCCTGTCATAGAACCGGTCGATTCGGCTCGGTTTCGCCCACGATAGGAGAAACTTGGCCCACTCATGGTAGACCGGCAGTCCTCGGTAGAGGTACCAATAGCCAACCGCCATTGTGTACGCCTTCTCAGCAACAGCCTTCCCAGCCACTGGGCGAGCGCTATACGGGTCTGTGGTAAACGGTTTTCCCCACTGACGGACCGCGTATGCCCCCTCTGCATCCGTGATGACTCCTCCTGAACAGTAGTCGACGTCTTCGATGTTGTAGGCCACCTCTCCCGTCAACTCGAAGCCGTACTCGAGGGCAGCGTCGAAAATCCGTCGTGCTACATCTTCCACGACGCGACGCTCTCCAAAGACGAGCGAGTCGTCACCCTCTACCAGTATTGAAACTGGCAATCCGTCCAGGATTGACTTAAGCACAAGTCCGTTCAGGATGGTGTTTCCCAGGGCCGTGTTGACATCCCCTGACATCCTTACTCCATCGACCTTGTACTTGGTCCCGAATGCCCCAGTGCCTCGATTCTTCCGCTGTAGCCGTAGCAACCAGTTGAGCTCTCTGTGATCTCCAATTAGCTCACGATACACCTTATGCTCGGCGCGGAGAGACGCTTCGGAAACATGTGCGTCCCATCTACTATGATCGAGGCAAAGTGCTGTTGGCCGTTCATGCTGTTGCCAAAGCCAGCGCACCAGTCTAGCCCGCCCGTTGGGCGATAGGCCTTTTGATGTATATAGGCCCTGGGCGTTGCGCTTCTCGCTAGACATATGTTCCCACAAAGCTCTTTCGATGGGCAGCAGATACTTAGCGATTCTGATGTTGTATCGCGGACCCCTATACTGTATCGCCCTAGGAGTCTTTAGCTCTGTTCCCTCAGGCTTCGGCCACTTCTCAGCCTTCAGGAACAGCTTGACCTTCGCGTCCTCCTCCGTGAGCGGAGCAGTTCGCAAAGATTCGTAGGCCTGACCATAAAGATGAGGCCCCTTCCTCTCCTTAAACCACGCCACCACTTTAGAGGTACGTTCTGGCTCAAGCGGAGCTAGATCTGCTTTCCATGAGGCAGCAAGCTGCCTCGCCACACCGTAGAGCTTGCGCATGGCATAGCGCTTTGGTACCGGCACCTCCATTATGACTCTGTTCCTCACAGTGATGTACTCGTTCTGGGCAGAGTTCTCATGGCAAGCAACTGGGCAAGCATGCGCTCGTACGATGCTTGGGCCCAGCGGTAGGAGTTGTTGTAGATTCCTGCGGGCAGCTCCGGCTGAAGTTGGACCGGAACGCCGCTGGGAAGGTTGACCGAAACGAACGTAGGCGCCCGCGCGAGACGGTCGTAGACGCTCGTTGCAAATGTCCGCAGGGATCGTGTCACCAAGGTTACTCCCCATTTGCCCAACATCCATAACCCTACGTAACACCGTGCTGCCATCAGTCCCCCGGCCAGGAGAAAACCCCATCTCATGAGGCGAGTGGTGTTAGGTGTTATGCCCACTCCGCCCCACGAGTCCCAGAGCCGCGCCCACTGGATGCCGATGCCGAGATCGCGCGTTAACACTCTCTCGACTCCTCGTAGCCACCAATCCATAGTGGTGGGGCCATGCTGCGTCAGATTGACCGCATAGTCCCCGTGCCGGATCTGTTCTCCTCGAGTATACCACGGCCTTGAGCGGGCAAGTTCCAATTCCCTGCCCACGTCCAGCCACAGTTCCTCTAGACACTCTCTAGCCTCTTGTGTCACGGCCAGAGAAGCGTCAGGGTCTCTCCTGTTGAGGTAGTTGCGAAGGCTCCTCACCACGTACGTGAAATTCTCTGGCGTACGTGGCAGCCAAAGCAGCGTGCGTTTCAGATGTTCTCTCGCATCTCGCAACACCTCCTCGGGTTTGGGACCTACTTCCTGCTCGACATTGCTCGGTCCTCCCATTCCATCGGAATCTTGCGGCAGGTCTTTCTTCTCTGCGAGGCGCTCGGGTGTTCGTGAGTGCCTCCCCTCCTCGGTGTCCCCAGGTGTTCGCGGGGCCTTACCGGGAGGGCGCTTCCTATCGCCTTGTTTGGGTGGCTGTCTGTCCGCCACGAAAGCCCTAGATGTTCGCCGGGCTTTCCCCTCACTGGCGGCCCCAGATGTTCGCGGAGCCTTGCCAGATGGGCCATGTTGCTTGCCGTCCTTGTTCGGCATTGGTCTGATCTGCCGCTCAGGTTTGTCGCGGCGGGGCCCGGTTCCCCGTCCCTGGCCTCTAGAGCCATGGCGACTCCCCCTATCCAGGGTCAGACTTCCTGGATCACTTCTCGCACCACTAGGGTGCAATGGGCTAGCTGTGCTTCCCCCCACAAGAGCGAGTTTCCGCACCCCCCCCCCC